TTAAAAATCCACCTGAAGCAACTGAAGAACGATGTAGTCTCAATTGGTCGCCAAAAGAAGTATTTGAAATTTCAAGGGTCATTGATGGAGAAGAAGCTCCTATACCTACTCGTGAATTAGTAGTATCTACAATAAAAACATCTCCACCATCATCATTCTTGCGAACTAATAAGGCTTCTGTATTGGTTACATCAATTACTTGTGTACCTTGAACTATCTCATCAAAGCTAAGTGAACCACCTCCACTTACTTGTAAATCTCCTGATATAGTAAGGTCACCATCTATTGTTCCTCCATTACCGAAGTCCTCAGTAATAGATTTAATCATAGAACTCTGCATCTAGCACTCCACCAATCTAACTGCACCAGTTGTTGTACTAGTAGAATTGTAGTTAAAATAAATTGTGTTTCCTAGTCCTCTAGGAACTGTGATAAAAACCATTGTATTCTTTGGAATAATTAAATCATTACTTGCATTTACATTAGCTTCTGCTGTTGTAAAGTTAAAATAAATTTCTACTGCACTATAAATACCTAGTGTTCCAGTATTACTTAATAATGATTTATGAATTGTATTAGCGACATCTGCTGAACTTCCAGCAGTTCCAACACTTGCAACTGTCCAACTTCCACCAGTCGTTGTGTTTAATGCTTCTTGTACTGAATATGTATGTAAATCTGCCATTTTTACTTCCTCTCTAAGCTAATGACTAAGCGTGAATGAGTCGTTAGTCTGTTTATTTTTTCTTTTTAGTCACTTTCTTTGCAACTTTCTTTACTACTTTTTTAATAGAAACCTTTTTAAAGGGTTTTTTATAGGGCAGATGGTTGTTTTCGCTCATTACCCTTATAAACCCTTGACTTTGTAATTCTTCTAGTTTTTCAGGGTGTTTTTCTAGCAAACTGTCCTCAAGTCTTTCCATCCTATTTGTAATTTTATTTAACCAATATTGCATAAAATCTCCATTAAACTAGGGGAGTCAGCGCCAACCCACTCCCCTAGATTTCATTTGTCAACCTATGTGTTAATCTACGTTAGTAAACTTAACACCTTTGATATTATCACTATCATCTAGGATTTTAGTTCCATAGACCATGTCAGCAACAATTTTAGTACCAAGAGCATCAATCGAATATTCTGATTGAACTCTTACATTTTGTTGTACTGCTACAACTCCAGCTGATTTATGAAAAACTGCACCAGCTATTGTTGAACTTGTCCCAGCAGTTGAAACAGTGTTGCTCATATATACGTCGATTCCGTACAAAGAACCAACTAAACCTGACCTTAATCCTCTGTTTCCTTCTCCGACTGCGTCATTTCTAATGAAATATTGAGCAATTCCAGCACTAGGATTGAGAATATCTGCAAATAAAGTTGGATTAACAACCATAGCACATTCACCATCCATATAAGGAATATCATTTTCACCTAATGTTGCTAGTACGCTTTCAAAAACCGCTGCAGTTAAAGTATCATCAGCAGATAAAGCTTGAGATTGATTTAAACCATCTAACTCAGCCCAAATATCAGCATCTAATTGGCGAGCAAGAGCTTCACCCATCATTCTAGTGTATTTTTCTACTAAATCTGCTTCAGCTTGAATCAAAGTAATATCTTCAAAAAGTTTTCCAACATATTTGTGTTTATTCAAAGATAATTGAGTTTCAGTAGTTGCAGTTGCATCATAAGATACATCAGAACCAGCAGACTTATCAGAAGCACTAATTAAAGATATTTCAGGAACATGAACAACATCCCCAAAACCTTTAGAACCTACTAAAGCTGAATAATCTTCAATTAATCCTCTAAAAACAGTTTTTCTTTCGAAGAATTTAAAAATTCCATCTGACCAAATTTCTGGAACAAAGTATTGTTCAGTGCTATTAGTCGAAGCATTTCCTTGATAATGTTTAGCCATTTTTTAATCCTTTTCTAACCTTTACTTTCTAATATAGCCTTGTAATATTTTTCCCCAGTTAGCTCTTCTTTCCTCTGCGTCCATCTCTGTCCAATTTTTATTCTCAGTATTAGAAGTTCTTGCTGGTGTTTTATCCGTAGGAACTATATCAACATTTTTATTTATTTTATCAGTTAAAACTCGAAGTTGAGAAACGCTTAAATCTTTAAATAAATCACGTTCTTCTTCTCCAAATTTTTCCAGAAGCTCTTCTTTATAAGAATTTTCAGCACTTTTTAATCTTTCGTAATCAGATTTAATAGATTCTAATTCAGATTGTTTTTTAGTTGCTAATTCTTCCCATTTATTCTGTTCAACTAATTTTTCTTCCTCTTGCTTCTCAAGGTTTTTAGTTAATTCATTTAATTTAGCTTCTGCTTCTTGTGCCCTACTACGATACTTTTTCGATTCTTGTATGTAACTATTGACATCAGGCGTTTCATTAGTTTCATTCTGACTATTAGGAGTCACCTCTTGTGCATTATCTTGCACTGTTTCTGTTTCTATTTCAGACATTCTGTCCTCCATTGGTTAAGTATATTTCTTTCTTAATTCTTTTACTCTTTCAGTTCTATATAAAGCTTTTTCAAGTTGTTCACCTCTATAAGTAGAAGGAACTAACGTACATCCACAATGCAACCCACATACAGAAAAACCACTTCTAGGCAAACCAGATATTTCCCATTCTTCATAACTAGCTACTTGACCATGCCTAGGTAAACAATCAGGGCAAGTGTTTCCACCTCCAGTAATCCAAGTATATTCTTTAACATTGTTAGATTCAAAAACACTCCTTGAAGCTTCTGTACTCGCCATTTGAATAGCGTTACCAGTTGTATTTTTAATAGCATTTCTATAAGTGCCGAAAATTACACCGCCTTCCTTTAAATCTGCAAGTAATATGTTTTTAATTACAGAATCATCTGCTCCAGTCAATCTTAAAGTATCTATAGTTAAAGATAAATCTAAAGCAGTTTTTCTTGCTACAGTTTCAGCGTGTAACCCTATTATAATTTCTAGAGTAGCTAATCTTTCATCAATCTCAGGCACGTCTTAATATCCTAGATATTGCTCTTTCTATCAATCTCAATCCTTTCTTTTCTTGTTTTTTAGTAATGCCAAACCATTCTCGTTTAGGTAAACCGGGATGATTTACTTTTTTAGCAAAATATTTATTCCCCCTAGAGCTAAATAGCGGTCCCAATACATTTGCAATCTTAGGTTTAATAACATACGGAGCAGTACCTGATTGATGATAGGTCGCTACTTCAGCTCTTTTTTTAGGAGGAATAATTATATTTATTTGTTTGTTTTTTGTAGCTCTTTGTTTAGAATACACATTCAACATAATACCTTTGCCATATAAAGGGATTCTAGGCTTTGGAAGATTTTTAAATCTTTTACTATGTATAGTAGAAGCAGATAATTTTATAAAAGGTTTTTCGTGTATATCTTGACCATTCGAAAGTCTTTTTTTATGGTCTAACACAACTGAACCAGCCATCATATTAATTTGTTTAGATAAATCAAATCTAACCTTAGATAAATCAAAATTTTTAGAAATGTCTAATTTAAGCATTATGATTTTTCCATTATTTTATTAGCAAACTTTTTACCTTCTTCAAATCCTTTCTTTATTTCTTTAGAATGTTCGTCTAAAAAACTAGAGCCTAACTCTAATAAATAAGATTCAGGGTCTAATAAAAGTTCGTCTAAATCGATAGCTTCTAATATTTTATCTGCATCTTTAGCCATTTTTAATTTTGTAATCTCTATAATATCTAAATAACTATTTACTATTTTAGCCAAGATTTCTCAAACCTCCGAATGTAGGTCGTTGTGGAGCAGTTGCTTCTGATTCTGCTTTTTTCTCTTCTCTAACTTCGCCTAATTTGTCTTGAATCTCTTCATCAGTCATATCAGGGTTAAAATACAAAAGAAGTTCTTTTTGTGTCATTATCCCTTTATCAAGTTTCCAATCAAGCCAATTTCGTTCTTCTTGTGGCGACATAGGAAATGATATTTCTTCAAAATCCACTGCGTAATTTTCAGATAAATTTATCAGATTATGTTTATCTAATAAAAGCCTATCTATTTTATACCTAGATTGTTCCCATTCACGAAACATAGCTTCATCAGATTGTCTAGATTCTAAATTTTCAATTTCTAAAATTCTCAAAGCTTCTCCACTTGGAGCATTACCCCCTGACTCACCCCACCTAATTCTTAAATGATTATTCTCAGCAGTTTGATTTGCAAAAGCTTTAACTGCTTCAATCATCTCTAGAATATTTCCTGATGGTGAAACATATTGAAATGAAGCTCCTTCAGGTAATAAAATAGCGTTATCTATACCACTTTTTATTTGGCTTTGTCCTTCATCAACTCCAGTAAAGACTGGTTGTCCTAGCTTAAACCTAACCCCTAAAGCTATCTCTGTCATAGCTATACCTATCTGAACTGCACTTCTGACAACATCATAAGCATTCGATGGAAACTCTACTCTACTTACTGGATTAATTCCATAAGGGTTAATCATTTCAGGATTTCCTTCAACCGCATATCTTTTACCATTATTATCAAATCTAAAATGCATTCCCGGTAAACCATCTCTATCTTCTGACCAAAAAACATTTATTTTCTTACTTAAATCTTTTTCAATTTCCCAACTATACGCAAAAGGTTCTGATTCTCCATGTATGTAATATTCTCTTACATTTGGCAATATTTCATAGAACAAACGCTTATTTCGCTCATCAACAGATGTTTTAAAATGACAACTTCCTAACAACCAAGCTAATTCTGAAAATATTCTAGTCTTTGAATCTAATTTATAAGCAAGTTGTCTATAGTTGCTATCTTCTTCTCCATTAATAAATCTTTTAGGAGGGGATTTATAAAGCATCATTCTAGCTCTAGAAAATCTAGGAACAACTCTCTGCGGAAAAGTAGGAACTTGTTTTAAAGAGTCACTATTAAACCACTGTGCTAAATGATTATCTAGATTATCGTTAAAATAAAATTCTAATGCAGTTTTCTTTTCAGCTTCTTTTCTTTCATTATCTTCTTGGTTTGCCCTCATTACAGATTCTAAAACTATTCTTTCAGAATACTCAGGGAGTACAACCGTGTTAACGCTTCTACCTACATTTAACATATTTACCTCTGTTACTAATTATGCCCCCCTTTACCAACTTGTTGAAGTCGCCCTTAACCATTTAACTGGAAAACGATATTCAATTAAATATGAACAAGCATCCAGAGCGTGAGTTCTTTCTAAATCCATCTTTTGTATACCGCCAGTCTTTACATCTCTTAAACATTGTTCTAAATCTTTTATCAATTCTACGCATTTAGGGTCTACAGTCATGCTAATATTACCATCAGCGTCTAGTAATTTCCTATTTAAAGCGTTCAATCTGTCTCTATGAGATGGATGTTTTAACCTAGCTCTAACAGAAAATCCATTCTCTTTCAATATTGCGTGGTCTGACCTATTCGAAGTAGTGCTTCTAGCTTGTCCAGCAGGGTCAGGATATATAATTTTTATTTCAGGATATTTATTTCTAATCACTCTAGCCATTTCTTCTGTATTAGAATTTCTTAAAATAATTTCATCAAAATAATGTATTGTGCCGTCAGAATATTCATAAACACATACTGCAGACATTTTAGAGACATTAAAATCCATTCCAATGTAAACATTGCTTGATTTTTCAGTTGTTGTTTTTAAATGCTTCTTCCTATCAAAATTATAAGCACATCTATTTTGAGCAGTTTCAAAAGAAGCTTCAAATTCTTGTTTAAAGATTCTTTCATCCATAGTTCTTTTAGCTCTTTCAATTTCATTAGGTGAAACCCAACCACCTTCTACAGTTGTAAACTGCCAACTCTTCCAATCTTTATCTCCGCCTTGACCTTTTAAAAATAAATCATAAAACCCATTGGAAAAACCATCAGGTGTCCCTATAAACAAAGCACTTGAATTAGGGTTAGTTGTCATCATTGGATAAATGACTTCTTGCCATACATTACTTTTCATATAAGCGTATTCATCTAATACAACTCTATCTAAATGCGAACCTCTTAGCTTAGCTGAATCTTCAGAACCTTTTACCGCTACTTCACAATCATTTATATTAAATCTCAATTCAGATTCATTTGTTCTAGCTAAAGGTGAATTTTGAATTAATTTTTTCAATACTGGGAAAGCAACTAATTTACCTTGTCTATATGTTGGCATTACTATCCAACGCCTTTCATTTGGTTTTAGTTTCCCCATTAACAGCCACATAAGACTCAAGTAAGTTTTTCCAAATCTCCTCCCAGCTACAACTACTTTAAATCGAGCTGGATGAGTAGCGATTTCTTCCATTACTGGGGACATTCTAAACATTATATATTATCTAAATCAGGATTACCAGTTTTTATTAACTGTATTGGTTCGTGAGTTTCTACGCTCATTGTCATCATTGGCTTACCCTCTGTTCTATCTGCTATGAATTGAACTGCCCAAGGTTTTCCACTTACAGCATACATAAAAGTTGTTCTTAAAACTGCTTCTTGCATATTCATATTTTCAACAGATTCAGCGTCAAATTGTTTTTTCAATAAAACTTTTAATTCTTCAGGTACATCTTCTGCTCCTATTCTTCGCAATAAATCAGGTATTGAAGTTGTTCCTTTAGGTCTGCCATTTTTATTTATATTTCTAGGATTTTCTTTAAATCCACCTTTTCCAGTTAAATTAGCCATCTTGTATCAACTTGTTTTTACTGGTTGTCAGGCACCCAACTAGGTGACCACTCAGCATTTTTAATAATATCAGTTTCAGGTATTCCTTGCCTTATAGATAAACGAACAACTTCTTCTGTTTCCATCTGCAATCTATGACAAATTTCTTCTAAACTCGTTCCACTATCTACCATTTCTTTCACTATCTTTGACATATTAAGAACAGAATGTGTTCCTCTTGCTCGATTGTGCCTTATAGTTGCCATCTGTTGGCTCGATTTATCCTTAGGGTTAGTAAATACTACTGGAATCATTCCCTTGGTCATATTCCTTAGTTTAGGGTCGTCGCTAACTGTCCATCTATGGAAACCATCTATTATCTCATAATTTTTAGTAATTACTATAGGCTGAGTCCAACCATCTTCTAAGATAGATATTTTTAATAATTTTAATTCAGGAGGTGCTACAAAATTAGGATTATAATTATTAGGTTTTAATTTATCTCTATTTATCCATGTTACTTTGCTTATAGGTTGGTTATCTACCGTGGTTTGCTCTTGCATTTTCAATTGTTATTCCTCTTTTGTCTCTTTCTTTTTCAGAATTTCTATTCATCATACCTACAGTTCTTCCTTTAAAATCTCCTTTAATAACTAACTTACATAAATATTTATAAGAGCATCCTGATAAAATATGAGGAATCTCTTCAGGTAAAGGTTCATCTGTCATTCTATAATGTATTTTAATTGCATTATTAATATTTGTTTTTACTTTATGTAAATATTTATCTTTGTAATTACTTAAACATATATGTAAAAAAGCTTTCCAAGTCAAATGTTCAGGTTTTCCATCTTTGCGAACTCCCCATAATTCTGTATTAGAATATAACTTAGCACTATTCACACCTTTAACTCTCTTAATCATCTTTGCCCACATATCAGGAAAACATTCAGAATATAAAGCTAAATTACGCAAAGGTTCTTCTCCAAAAGGTTGCGAAACTCTTTGCCCTGATAATTTATTATATAATTTAGTTTTATTAAAAAAATCATAAGTCCTATTATAATCTAGTTGTTTAATATTAACTAGCCTCCAAACATCTTCAGACATCCAATCATATATAGGATAACCATTAAAAGTCAAGCAATTTAATTTAGTTCCATTTTGCAAATCCACAGTATTTATAGATTCAGCAGTATAAACAACCTTCCCTTTAGGTTTATTAGAAAACATTCTTAAACGCCTTAGAGATTCTTGAGCCCTAATACCTAATACTCTAATAGTATTTTTCTTGTTGTGTTTAACTTGCATCCAATCTACATAAGACATACCAAATTTAAAATCTTCATCTTCTATAATAGCATTCTCAGGTAATTCCCTTACCCATAAATCTTTTTCTTCAGGATTCCAACAATACCAATAAGGTTGTTCATTAGAACAAGCATTTCTATGTTTAAAAGGTAAACAAACCCAACTTAAATCAATATTAGGGTTTTTAGATATTCTTGCTACATACTCAACTGTGGTAGGATGAATTACTTCTTCATCAATAAAAACAACTTTTACGGGAAGTTTATTTTTTTCTTCTGCAATTTCTAGAGCAACTGTTAAAACTGCAGTGCTATCTTTGCCCCCACTAAACATAACAAAAACATCATCATAACTTTCATATATGTCTCGCATCCTATCTAAAGAAGCATCATAAACATTCTGTTTTAGTTTTTTTATTTTTGACATTTATTATTTATTTAATTATCTGATAACTTTAGATTGTATTTCTTTTATATTACTAGCACTAACTCCATCAACAATAGTTCTATTTATCATAGGATGTTTTTCGTGTTGCGGTCCATAATCGCTATCAGGATGATAAGCTATTACATCCATAGTGGAATCAAATGTTTGAAAACAATGGCTACCGTTTTTATATTGTTTACCGCTTAAACCTTTTGAATATTCGCCAGTTTCTTCGTGTATTATAAAAACTTGCCCAGTATATAATTCAATATCTCCAAAAGGTGTAACGCAATTTCCTTTACCTTTTGCTACCATTCCAACTCGCATAGAAGGATGCGTATGCATTGTTTGGTCTATCTTATCAGGGAAATGCAAATGATTTAAACAAGCATTTCCTCTTAAAACTGGTGGAATCAATAAAGAGTCTGTACATCCATCAATGTAATTTAACCTACCTTGCTCTTCTATCTCACCGCCAATCATATTCATGCCTTTTTCACCGAGTCTTTGAATTATAATACCCTTACCCCCATTTATCTCAAATTTCTTGTTAACGCTAAAATACATACCTGATTTTAAAATAAATTCGCTTGTGTCTGTTGATAGCAACGTGTCGCCTTCGAACACAAAACCAAAATAAGTATTAGCATAAGGCATTCCATTTATTGTATCATCATATCTAGAAAATTCTGCTGGTTTGTTATCAAAAGCATATAGTTTCGTTGGGTATCTGTTTTCTACATAACTATAAAGTAACCCATTTGTTAATTCCCAACTACTAAAACTAGGATTGTGCATTTTTAGACTCCACGTATTTACTACAAACAATTACTAAAGCATCTTCAAAGCTGTCTATTTCATAATCAACTTTTACTTGATTTAAAACTTGGACAACTCTTGCTTTATTATCTTCAGATAAAAACAGTTTAAAATTATGAGAACTTCCAGCATCTTTTAATAACTCAGGTTCTTCTTCTTTGTATTTGTTTTCATCTACATCAAGCAATTCATTACTAAAATCAGTAACTGGTATTGTTAAACCCCAATTCTGCAAATCTTCATATCCCCATTCATTTGCTATTTTATCCCAATCCCATTCACCAGTATTTGCATTTAATCTTATATTAAGTTCTTTTTCTTTAGATTCTGATAGGTTTATTTCATTAACTGGAATTTCCTCTATGTTTAAAAATCTCGCAACTTTTAATCTCTGATGACCACCTATTACAATGTTTTTTCTCTTAGGGTTTGAGTTAATTATTATAGGTTCTACAAAACCAAATTTATTTATTGATTTTTTTATATCATCAAATTGTTTATCTGTTAATTGCCTAGGATTATATTCAGCTTCTTTTAGTTTATTAATATTTACAAGTTTTATTTCCATGTTTTTCCAGTTACAAAGTTTGTCAAAGTAGTTTTACGCTTTTTAGGTTTATAAGGGCATTTATTCATTAGTGATATTTTACTAACATTTTTAGCAATACCGCAATAGGCTTCTTTTCTATAAGTTCCAGCAAAAGGACAACTTTTTTTATCTTTATGCAATTTACATACTTGGAACATAATCAACCCTACAACAATTAGAACCTTCTTTTAATTGCCACTTATCATTAGGCATTTCTCGTTTTCCACATTTACCGCAATAAGCTTTGTATAATCCAGTAGGTGTTTTTTGGAAAGTAGATTCAAAGCTAGGTTTGTTAATAATTTTCTGTTCTTCTTTAAAATTCCAACTAGACAAACACATCTTCCAGTTTTTAATTTTAGTTTTTCCTCTATACCATCCACTAGCTTCATAATGTTGATAAAACTTTTCTGCATTCTTATCAACATCAGGAACTTTTTTTGTTTTAAAATAATCAATAACCTCTTGTAAATCTCTAGGCTTTGATTTATTAACTTTGGTTTTATTTTCTTTTATTATATTATCTTTTATTATATTATTCGTACCTTTTAGAACCTTTCCAAAGCTTTCTTTTTCTTTAGGTCTATCTTTAACAATATCAGCATATTTAGATTCTGCTCTTCTATGTCCTATTTTTTGGTTTTTTTCAAATCCTATAAATTGAACACAAACATTCTCTTCATAAAGTATTAAACCATTATAGACTAAACTAATTAAAATTCTATTGACCCAATCAGTAGATTGTTCGCAACTAGGAATTATTTGGTATTTTAATTCAAATAAATTTCCAGTAACTCTTCCATAATCATCCATAAATGGTAGCATTCTCATATATAACCATTGAGCTTCCATTGATAATGAATTGAATTTAGGGTCTATTGCTATTGACCTATTTATCATTCTTCCTTTTGCCATATTGCACTCCCATACTATTTAGCATTTTTTTCTTTGTATTTGTTTAAACGATTCTTTAAATAATCATAATTATCTTTGCTTAAAATATCAGATTTTTTAACTCTATTATTTGACCTAGATATTAAATTATTAAATTTTTCGCTTCCTAGCTTAACAATTTTATGTTCCCTATGCAAATTAGGATGACTGCCTAAATATTGATGACATCCATGGCATAAAGCTTCACAATTATCAAAATCAAATCTTGTGGAATATCTTGCTCTACCAAAAAAGTGGGAGCAGTGCAAACCTTGTCTTTTACCTTCAGGGTAATATTTACTACATCTTTGACAAGTCCATCTGTCTCTTTCTCGAACTGCATTCGAAAATACTGCATCCCACTTTGTTCTTTTAATACCCATTAGAAAGGTAAATCGTTATCTTCTGCAGTGTTTTTATCAACTTTTGAAGATACATCTGAATGTATCAAAGCATCCATACCACAAGCAATTTCAAACATTTTTGGCATTATATCTTTTATTAATGCTACTTTATCCGCTACGTTTTCATCAGTGTTTATATTTGACACTAATCTAGTTGCATTATTAAAAGCCATACCCCATTTAATATTCATATCTGTGTCTCTAGATTTTGGCTGTAAATCAGGATGATATTCTTTATCTGTTACTGGTTTATCCCATTCAACTTCTGATATACTAACTTTATAAGTAACGCCTCTGTCTGTTGCAATCATTGTAATATCTACTAATTC